TCTTTTAAGTAGTTTTTAAAGTTAGCAATTTCGTAATCGGCAGCGCCTTCTCCGCCAGTAACGTCAACAGAGATGATGACTTTACCATACTGAGGAGGATCAACTTCATCGCCACCATATACAGAGATAGCTTCGATATTTGGGAATCTGGATCTCAATAGAATTTCGTAGTCACGTTTTGTAACGGCACGTTCTTGAACTTGTAATGCCTTTGGAGCGAATACACGAATAGACTCAAGGCTTTCTGCGTAGAATCCACCAGATGATTGCGATGTTACAGTGATTGTGTTTGAACTAGCTCCGCCAAAACTGCTTGAAAGTGTCAAGCTGTTTACGCCATTTGCTTCTGGGCCAGAACAGATTCTGTACGATACTGCAATTACATCAGTGACAGTAGGTTGGAATCCAAATCTATTTTGTCCAAACTGAATGCTGTACTTGCCATCATTCTCGGGTTGCAGATAGAACACACGATCAGTAGAAGCAACACCAAAGATTTCACTCTTGTATGTGAACACGTTTCCGTTTACTGTAAGATTAATACTGCTTGTGTCTACCCATTCGTTAGACATAGTTGTATTAGCGATTGTCAGGATCTCGTTAATTTTTCTACCTTCGTAAAGGTCTACATCAGTAACATTAAATAGTGTAGAGTTTGACGCACTTCTAGAGGCGATATATGCGATGTCATTTAAGAATACGTATGTTTTATTACCACAACGACCACTGAATGCAGTACCCGCTGGTATGCTTAAGAAGTTTGACTGATACGATGCTGGCACAGAGAACGAAATATTACACTTAAGTGCAGATGACCGTCTGCTACGAGGCATGTAGTTCAATTCTTTTGCGTGACTTACGACACTATTACGCTGTGATGCGCTATCAAGGAACATCTCAGAGATAGCCATGTTATAGTAATAGTTATTATAAAATGTGTTATACGACAGAACGTCGAGTAGAACGTTCATGTTCGACCCTTCGTAGTCGTAGTCCTTAAATCTGTCCTGATTCTTCAGGAAAGTCTTTAGTGCTTCTTTCGTTGCAAAGAAGTCTAGATTTGTTACTGGTGATATATTGGCCATTATCTTTCCCTGACAAGATCGATTGTTAGTGATGTCGTGTTACTACTATTTATGACACTAAACAGGACAGTCGCTTGTATGTTATTGGTATCTAAGTCTGCAAGAATTTCTACATTCCTCACTACGCATCGTGGTTCGTATGTTTTAATAGCCTTACTGATATCATCTTTCAAAATAACGACAGTGTTAGCGTCAATGTTCTCAAACAATGATGCATTAATATTGCAACCGAAATCAGGCTGAAACAATCTCTCGCCTTTATTTGTGAGAACTATATTCTTAATAGACTCTTTAACAGAGCTTTCGTTTATACGCCGTGACAAGTCTGCACGCCCAGGAACTTGCTCTAGATTCTTTGCAAAATCTGAGTAGAATTCTTGTACTCTTGTTCTAGGTGTTAAGACAGCCATCGTATTTCCCTTTCTTGTATTTATGCGTTATGCAGTGCGGTTCTTCTCAGCTTGAGTCGCCGCATTCGCCAGCACCGCTGTTTGTTTTTCAAGAGAGTTTTGCTGTGCTAATTGCTCTGCTGGTATGCCTGCATTCTTTCTGTATACATCCGCATTATGTTTGGCAATCGCATTAACCCACTTTGTTTTCTCCCCGCCTCTAAGAGCGTGTCTAGAGCCCGATTGACTTCCATGACCTGCTACCCACATTCTTCTAGGTCCGCAGTCAAGGTGCATAAACGTGCTATAGATTCCAACGCCTGTAAAGCCAGCTCGTTGGGCTGCCAAGAATACTGCCTCTCTATCAGCCGCACCGACTTGAATGTCAATAGCATAACCACTCATGTGAATAGAGTCTTTAGCACCACCAACTGATCTATTATAAGCTTTACTACGGAATGCAGAGTTAACAGTGAATGATTTACCAGACTCCTCACACACTCTAATCAATTTGGCCCATACGATAGGCTCAACTCTTTGCCATCTATTGCCACTTACGATACCCGATTCAAATTTGAATCTACCTGGAATACCGGCTGATGTGATACCACTTATCTCATTTAACTCATCAGACGTGGCCTCTCTGGGTGTCTGCCAATCGAATTGTTCAGGATTCTCAACTCGGTTAGTGCGGTTAGTGACTGATCGTGTTGTTACTGTAGTATCGGGCACTTGTGTCTGTACAGGACTTGTCACCGTACCGGTAACACCAGCTCCAGAATTAACAACATTATCTAAAGAGAAGTCAGCGCCCTTGGAATTAATATTCTCAATAGCAGACGATTTTGTAGAGAGACGAACGTCCTGAGGAACTCGTGTAGCACCTGCTTCTACGGCAGCCTTAGTCTCTTTGAGAGATGCATTCTTTGCAATAAGCGATTCAACAGCAATAGTCTCGGCAAGTGCTGTGAGTGCTTTAGCTGGTCCCATGAGAAGAGATTGAAGTAACTCAGTGAACTGACAGAAGCGAAACATCAGAAGTGCTACGTTTTCGATAGTTAATCGTTCGAACTGTGAGGAAGTATTTGCGATAAACTTTTCAATTCTATCAAGGAAACTCTCAATACTAGCGTCTTCAAAGAACTCTGAGATGTCATCAGCCATCTTTTTCATCTTCGTATAAAGTCTTTGAGCCGAGACTTTAATATCAGTGATCGTAGCAACAGCCGAGGCTACCATTGCCTCAATTTGTTTTTTAACTTTCTTTACAAGCTTCTTAACGACCTTGACAATAGACTTCTTTAGTGCTACAAGTATCTGTTGCAGACTAAGTGACTTGGCCTTCTTTAATGGATCTAATTCGGATAAGTTCTTAATGTCATCGATAAGACCTTTTGCTGTATCAATTAATGTAAATATCCCAAGTAACTTATTAAAGATATTTCCAAATTGCCCGCATAAGCCACCAGAGATAGTTGTGCCGATATTAGCATCTAAGTGAAAATAAAAGTCACTTAGAAAGCTATCGAATTGCACCGGCATCGATATGTCTGGATTGTAATCACGAATGACTGGATATATCGTAGAAGTATTAATCTGATTCGCTAAAACAAAGTCAGCGGTCTCTACATATGTAATAGGAAACTGATCAAATCTATTCTTAAGTACGGGATACGGAGTTAAATCGATCCCGCCAAGAAGAATATTAAGTCTATTTGTCAAGTCCACAATAGTCGTTCTATCAACTCTATCAAGCGGATTATTCGTAATGAATAATGACGGCTCGAATAGGGTATTGAATATCGCACTATTCGGCGTCAAGACCTGAGCATCAAATCTTGAAGTTAGTGGCGTGCTTGAGTCGCATCCGATTGTCATTTAATTATCCTGTTCGTCATATCTTTATTTATTTACACTAAGTGTTAGTATCATCACCGTGACCCATAAAGCTAGTCATAGGAAGATTCTGTCTTTGTACGAAGTTACTACCGAATAGCGATGGTCGACTTGGAGGAATATTTCCAGGGTTGACAACCTTTGCTCGTTCTGTTATACTAGGCAATGCACTTGCAAGTACAACTTGTGGTCCACGTAGTGTAGCGATAGCAGTCAGTGTAGCTATTGATGTCTCGGCAGTACCCATACCAATGTTAACTAACAGACCATCGAGTGATGTAATACCTGCTGCTTTTAAGTTCAATGTAACACCCGCAGTAACATCGACCTTACCAACCGCCGATACGTTAGTAACACCTAAACTATGAACAGAGGCTGCCGTTACAGCAGATATAGCAACAGTTCCAAGTGATGTCAAGCTTACAAGCACAGGCGAGTTGATCTCAACACCCTTGTGCGTTGCATCTGGATAAGGAATAGTCTGTGTAGAGATAGCAGGAGTGCCAAGCGAAGTAATCTTGGTATAAGCTGTTGAGTACAGATTCATCTTATACGAATCCATGTGTATATCACCGAATAAGCTTTGTACGTAGAAGCCACCAGCACTTAATATATTGCCTGACATATTCTTAATATTATCATACGCAACAATGTTTACGTCATCAGATGTAGCGAATAGTCCAACACTGCCACCTGATATATTGGATTTAATAGCGGCCTTAATGTTAACTGTATTACGTGCAGTAACATTAAAGTTCTCGCATTCAATATCGAGGTCTCCATTAATCCATACTTTACCAGAGCCAGTCTCGACTTTAAGTGTCCAGTCCTCTTTAATGTTAGTGTGTTGGCTACCTGTTACGTTATTAAACTCTAGACCTTCTGTAGAGTTATACGTGTCGCCAAATGATTTAACAAAGATAGTGCCTTTTGGATCGATCTGAAATACAGAACCACTTGAATGAGATAGTAGAATGAAGTCTCCACCTTCGTTCTCGACTGGATCGCATAGCACTAAGAAGTTATCACCATTCTTTGATTTAATAACTCGATTGTCAAGGTTTCTTTCTGGAGTCATAATGCTTGGCTCATCAAACGTGTCGCCATTCGCCACAGAGATATCTTCTTTTCTAAACGCTCGTTGCAGAATAGTTTGACCAAAGTCTGCGTCTTCGCCACTGACGTATCTGTGTAAGGGCGGTGCACCAAAATCTTGTAGACTTTCTGGTGGGATATATCCATCTTCACCAGGTTGACCTGATCCGGCTGGAAAAGATAGGTTCATGCCTGGAATTCTACCCATGACCATAGGATGCTGTGCTTCTCGTCCATCGACAAAGAATCCAAACACCCAGTCACCAATTTTAGGAATGACTTGAGCAGAACCATAAGAGCCGTCGAGTACAGTAGCCCATGGTAAGTGATGTGTTGGTAACGCTTCACCCTTAGGTGGATGTACACCAAACGCTCGTACACGTACACGACCTGCATTAGTCAAGTCTTGTCTGTCTTCGACAACACCCACAAACCAAGTTAAGTT